CCTTTTGCTTTAGAATCTTCTCTTAACTTAACATCTCCAAATATTTGTTTATACTCTGGACTGTCAATTAAATTTCTAACCTTAGATCCAAATCTAGCAGATAATTCTGCGTTGTGCGATACCTGCATCAATTTCATTTTAGGATATTTACCTATCATCCATGCTGGAAAAAACACAGATGCAAATTCAGATTTAGTATGTCGTGGTGGCATATTAACAATAAGCCTACCCTTTTTGTCTTTTGAAATTTTTGTAAACTCACTAGCAATTATCTGATGATGGCCCCACTTAGAAGGTTCCTTTTCTTTTCTACAAATAAAATCTGGCCACACTTCTTTTACAAAATACAGGAAGTTGTCCTGACATAATTTAATATGTTGTAGCCAAACTTTTTCGAGCCTCAATCGTAATTGATCCGTTGTCAATAATTTTATTTGCTCTGGCATATTTTCTTTTAGCTTGGGTCCCCTTTTTATACCATAACGTTTGCAGCTATACTACATGTATTTGTCATGCAAAGTTTTAGTAAAAAGTTAAATAAGTCAAAAAAAATACATTTTTAAAAATTAAAAAAAATTAATCTTTTTTTGGTTTTGGATTGGTACCTCTATTAAATATCTGGGCCCGTGAGGGCCCAGACTTGAGAGACTTTTATAGATAAACTTTTTTTGCCCGTCCCGCTCGTATCTCGACTTGAGCGTCTATTATTTGGCGGGCCTTCTCCTGTTTACTTAATCGCTGGGCCTTTAGTAATTCCTCGGGCTTATACTTGCGCATAAAGTCTTTATGCGCAAGGCTTGCGAAATCCTTCAGTAGTTGTTTAATATAATTACTATACATATTAAACAATCTCGAAGTTAGTCTCGATTATAATTGAGCTTGAGGGCTTTAAACATTCGTTGTAAATGTCAGGGTACTTCTCCTTTAGTTTTTTAGTGTCTACCCTTGCGCTCTCCCGCTCGATCTTTTTGGCGTTGCCGTTGTATGTTTTATTCCATATTTTAAACGGCTTGAATATTAAAAGATTTTTACTTTTAAATCTTTTAACAGCTTCCTCCTTCATTAGTCCGAGAATTTTTGTCTGTTCTCGTACTAACGCTTGACGGCTTGAGTAGTCAAAATAAAAAACGTTGTTAGGTTGTTTTATTGACTCTTGAGCCGTTTTTATTTGGCTTGCTTTTGTCATTTTTATAACCTCCATTTATTAGTTATGATTCTTATATATGGGACATGCTGGGAGAAGTCAAGTCTAAAAATATTTTTTTTGAAGTGTTGCATAATTACAACAGCATCAATAAGATTAAAAATATTAATATCTCCTTCCAGAGAATCCGTATTATAGCATATGCAACGATCATTTAATAAATGCATTGTTACTATTACGGCCGGCCCCTTTGGCTACTAGTCCAATAATCACACCCCGAGGATCTAAAAAGCGCAAATCATGACGGTCACCGTCAATAACTTTTTTACGCTGCCAGCGTCTGGGTAACTGGTCCCGAAATACTACCGCAACATTTGCGCCAGCCTTCATTGCTTTTTTTATATCTCCATCGTTACGGCCTGAATCGCTAAACGTCACGTGATAGTTTTTGAGCCCGTGATCTAGATGCGAAATCACCTTCGTATAATCATAAAATTGTACATCCGGATGGAGATCTAAAACGCTCTGGCCGTCTAGCATCTTGAATTTATGCCAGGCCAGGTCCGATGTACCATTCAAACGGACCGCAAATTTAAAGCCCTGATTCCTTGCCCGCTTTTTTAGCTGCTCAATCTCCCGGGACAGCTCCCATAAAAAGCCGCTCCGATTCTTCCAAAAATAATTTGTCTTTTTAATCCTGGCGTTTTGGACTGATACCATCTGGCCCCGGCCTGAAGTATTTAAACAAGCCGCAGCGCATTCAGGGCTGGCCTTTGGACATACATTTTTTAAGCTTAGATCAAACGGGGCCAGGTGAAGGATGGCCGTTTTATATCCAAACGGTTCACCTTTGGCCATTTTAGTTTGACTATAATAATTTAATAACATTTTTTTTGCTCCTTTGGTTAATACTTCTTAGATATGGGAATCGATGGGAGAAGTCAAGATCTAATTTAAATTTTTTTTGTTAACAATTGCAGGACCTGGCCAGCTGGTCCAGTGATCATGATCCGGGTATATTAAGTTAATGTACTAGCTCAAAAAAAGTTGCATAAGAGCTTGATAGAAATACCATTTAGAAAAAGTTATTATCTATATGAGAAAAATGTTCCATAGGGCTTGATAGCAATATCGTTTTAAAATGAACACGAACCTCGTGCCACGAGGTTCGTGTGCGTTATGCGTCTTGGATAATTTTAAAAATGTCAATCAGTTTAGGTTCATCACAAACTAGAACCAAGTCTCTCGGTTCACGAACCACGAATAATTGATAGGAAGCTAAAGTTTTAGCTCCTATCTGCGAGAGTGCCTCTCGCAAGATAAAAGATTGTCCACCACTTTGGAAATGTTTTAAGTGCCAATTAATTTGATACTTTGAAAGTCCTACTTTGTTGCCTGTATTAGATTTAAGTTCAATCCATTTACTTTTGGCTTTATATAACCAATAAATGTCTGGAATACCATTAATTGTATTAGATTCTAAACGAAAAATTTGACCTTTAAGATTTAATTTTTTAATGCGTTGCCACAACAAACTCTCTCTTTTTTTCACATAACAAACATATCAACAAAATAATTTAGAGGCAACAATCCATTGTTTAAAATTAAATAAGTGCGGGTATTAAACTAATAAGGGGGTAATAATATGAGAAAATTATAACATAAATAAAAAACCCCCAACCAACTCTCGCTGTATGTTGGGGGTTTTGCAGTCCTTTAGCTTTTAGAATAACTAGTATTACTAAAATACAGGTTCTAGCTTACCTATTGGTCTAGCACCAATTTTATTTACCCTTTGCTTTGGGCTTATAACCTATTGCTTTGAAATTGTGCCACTCAATATTTGCACCAACTTTCAAAATGTCATTAAGTTGTGAGGTTAAGTCATTA